TGTTACAGTTTGACCGCAACAAAACATTAATATAATGTTTGCGAAGATTAGGCAAATTCTGAATATGTGCTAAGTTAGCACAAGAACAGAGTGAGCTGAAAACGCTTGGTGACAAATCATGTACGTCATAGGCTGGTAGCCTATAGTACACCGAAGACACATCAATGCCCTCGTAATAGTCCTTACCGCAGCTTTCACGAAAGGGACCGTTAACAAATGATTTCTCTTTGTTAACGACGAAACCAATGTCCACAAGGGCATCGGTAACGTCTTCCGTGATAGCCGAAGCTACTATTAAATCATCACCAAACACACTATAATCTTCCTTAGGAAGATTATGTGCGTGGCACCACTTTTGTGATACGTATTCGATGAGAGCTGAATAAAGCAAGCACTGAATGGGAAAGCATAATGCTGAACCCATAGGCGCATACTTAAGCAGCGCTACTCGTTTTCCGTTAGGAAGCAACGTCTCTCTCGAGCGCGTTGCATACAGCCATCGTAAGATGGGTGTACCACGGAATACGCACTTCACTAGGGACCAAGAGACAGAATCAGAAGCGGCAGAAAGGTCGATCGTACTCAAAGAGTTTTCGATTGAACCTCTTCTAGCGTATTCCTGATTTTGGCTCTGGTCTCTAAGCCTAACACGCCTACCCAAATACGGGTGGGTCCCGATATACTTGTACAACAACCTCATTACTCCCTGTTGGAAGTATTGAAGTGTTGCAGGTTCCATCGAGATTGTCCTCAGCTTAGAGAACGTTTTCGGTACAAATACCACCTTTGAAAGGCGGTTAAAAGTATCGACTTTAGGACAAGGATAGTAATCGTGCCAATTTGGCCCGAGAACTAGACGCAGAAGTGCGTCTATCCCCAATGCTTCGTATTTCTCGAATGCATTGAGGTTACCCTCAGCCACGCTCCCGGAACCGTGCCCTGGAATGAGGTCTTCTAGACGAAGATCCTTAAGCCAGCATCTCATAATCCCGTTCATCCCCTCGATGAGAGGTGATTTGGGGTCTATGATAACGGTTCCTAAACGTTCCTCAGTTTCAACGTATGACAATAAAGCTTCGTCTTCAAGGTCAAGACCTTGAAAGTTAAGCTTCTTGCCAAAACGAAGAAACTGAAGGACGTCCTGAAGTGATTCACCTTTACAATCCGGACACTCGAAAAGTGCCACCAAAAGAGGCGTAATAGGCGATAACAATCGACCTAAACATCCTTTGGCACAAGATGATCTTCACATAGGCGAGCTTGAAATTCGCCGTATGAAGATACGCTATTATCAATTAAGATAGTAGCAGCATCTTGACAGATCATAAG